GATGTTGACTCAGCACTTGCTGACATCATCGCTTACAACGCAGCAGATTCCATTGACAACGTAGTAGGTCAGGTCCTCTCAGCAGGAACTAACGTACTGTACGCAAATGGTCCATCAGGAACTGCACCAACATCATCAGCTACAGTTCTACCAGTAGACACAATGTCAGTTGCGGATATCCGTAACGCTGTTGTATCACTACGCACAAACAAGGCATTGCCTCGTATGGGTGAACTATATGCTGCATACCTACACCCACGTCAGTCAGCCGATCTTCGCGCTGAAACTGGTACAGGTGGATTCCAGGAGCTAACAAAGTACGTTGAGCGTACACCGTTCGTTGCTGGTGCAGTAGGCGTGATTGAAGGCGCATTCATCGTTGAGACACCTCGCGTTCTTAACGGTCTAAAGTTGGCTTCAGGTATTGCTACAAGCACTACTATCACCAACGTTGCGTTGACATCAAACGTTGCAACAATTACAACAGCAGTTGCTCACGGTCTTGGCGTAGGTCAGGTCGTAACAGTTGCTGCAGTAACTGCAACAACACTTAACGGTACATTTACAATCGCATCTGTACCATCAACAACAACATTTACCTATGCACTGACAGCAACTAACGTTACTTCAGCAGCAGATACAGGTACTGTTACATTTACTAACAACTACCGTGCGATTATCGCAGGTCGTGAAGCATTGGCTGAAGCACAGGCTGCAGACATCTCAACCGTTATCGGTCCAGAGATTGACGCGCTACGTCGTTTCCGCACAATCGGTTGGTACTACTTCGGAGGCTTCAACCGCCTTCGTGAGTCTGCTCTCTATCGCATTGAGTCAGCAGCAACTAACGGATAATTTCCGTTCGGCAGGGGTGGGGTCAAACCCACCTCTGCTACTTATGAAAGGTTGGATATGACATATACACTAATGACACCGTACGTGTGGCAAACCTATGGCGCAGGTGGCAGTGAGTTCACTCCATACTCACGCCTTGCAGGTCGTCGTCTTAACGGTGGGACTAGCAGTGGAGCTATTGCTCCTAGTATGACAGATATCCCACGTGGACAAACTTTAATTGTTAATGGAACTACAGTAACTTTAACTTTAACTCCAAGTCAAGATGACTTAGCAGCAGCAAGTTATTATTTCCTCGGTGGTCACGAGTATGAGATCAGCGATTACCAAGCAGGTGTGCTTACCGCTGCAGGATATGGAAGTTGGTTAACTCCAGTATGAGTCTGCATAGACGAACAACTCATCTTGAATATGTAGAAGGATGCTTTGGTTGCAAGGTCGGAGATCTTGAACTAAGCGTAGGTGCTGCAAACCACAGAGGTATACCAACAGCTAAGCAGCACGACAAAGAGTTAGGTTCCTATTACGACGCAGTGCGTCAGGGAATCGAACCAAGTTCGACAAAACAAAAAGATATAGATGCAGCAGTAAGGCTTTCCAACGATGCCGGTAAAGCCTTTGATTCAACCACAATGACCTTCAAGAACTAAGGAGAAGCAATGCCAAACGTTAACGGAAAAGAGTTCCCATACACAGCAAAAGGTATGGCAATGGCAAAGAATGAAGCCAAGAAGACTGGCAAGAAAATGATTAAGAAGCAGGTTAAGAAGATGGGAAAGAAGAAGTGATGGAAAACTACGAAGAAGATATTACAAAGTACCCAACACCTGACAAGCAGTACGAAGGTGCTATGAAGTTTCAGTCTTACGAGTCAGTACAAACTGGCGCGATGGGAAAGTCTGCTAAGTAATGGCTAAGTCTCCAGCGTGGCAGAGAGCAGAAGGTAAGAACCCTAAGGGTGGCCTGAATGCAAAAGGTCGTGCCTCTGCCAAGGCTGCAGGTATGAACCTCAAGCCTCCAGTTAAGAAGGCTGAGGCTGCTAAGTCTCCTAAGTCTGCAGGACGGCGCAAGTCTTTCTGTGGTCGTATGTGTGGGATGAAAGCCAAGAACACTTCTAGTAAGACAGCCAAAGATCCAAACTCTAGAATAAACAAGTCGCTTCGCGCTTGGGATTGTAGTTGCAAATGAAAAAGAAAGTAGCTTTCTGGGATAAGAAGAACCCTAAAGAAAAGTCAAAGACATTAACGCCAGCACAAAAGGCGGCAGCAAAAGCACGGGCTAAGGCAGCAGGACGACCTTATCCAAATCTAGTAGATAACGCAGCAGCAAAACGAACTAAAAAGAACTGAGGTAGATAGGTGGCACTAGGAGTTTACGGTACAACTTTACTAGCAGAGATGAACAGACTTGCTAATGGTGGCACCTATCGAACATCTGCACAAATGGTTGATATGGCACTAGCTGCTCGTCAATGGGCAGCGGCAAGAGATGTCCAACTTACTGTTGATGACACAGTTGGAGTTCTTAACGAGATTAAGAGTAACTTCCCATTTGTACACGCAGCAACAACTGCACCTACATCTGGTGTTTATGCACCAGGAACTCTAGGAGCAGACGGTGGTTATGGAATTGGTGCAACATTAACAGCACCTTCTAATGCTCGACTTGTAGTAGATGGTCATACTATCTCAACAGGTGAGCGAGTCTTGTACTGGCAAAATACTGACCCAACAACTAATGGTGTCTACTATGTAACAGAGCAAGGGTCTGCATCTACTAAGTGGGTTCTTACTCGTTGCAATAGTTGTAACAACTCTATTGCGGGTCAGGTTGCCTTTGGCAAGTATGCCTTTGTCCAGACTGGTACAACCTACGCTAATAAAACTTTCAAATTAGTATCTGAAGGAACAGGTCCTAACGGATCTATTATTATAGGAACGGAAGACATCACTTTTGCACTCACAACAGAAGTTGAATATCCTAAAGGTGACTGGCTTGATTTTAGCGGTGTATGTAATTTCATCGCTAGGACTACTGGTCTACCTGCAGCGCAAGCTCTTAGGGCAGTGTCAGCGTGAGTGCTAAATACAACTTGGTCTGTGACCAAGCAACCACGTTTAATTTTCAGTTTCAGATTCTCAACGACAACACTCCTTGGAATCTGACCAATTACAGTGTCACTATGACGGTGCGCCCATTCGTTGGTGCATCTACTACAACTGTAGTAGCAACCAATGATAATGGCCAGATTTCTGTTGATGGGCCTAATGGTCGAATCACAGTAACTCTTAGTGCAGCAACTACTGGGGCTATCGCTGCCAGCCGTTATTCATATGATCTAGTAGTAGATTCAGGTAGCGTAATCACACGCATACTTGAAGGTAAGTTTATCGTGACAGGAGCTGTGACAGTATGACAACTATCATTGTTATAGAAAACATCACTCCACAAGTAGCAGTAGAATTTTCGCAGGACCAAGGCCCACAAGGTGCTCCAGGTAACACTGGACCGACAGGGCCAACTGGTCCTGTGGGAGCAACTGGACCAACAGGTGCGACAGGTGTACAAGGTGTCACTGGTTCCACTGGTCCGACAGGAGCAACAGGTGATATTGGTATTACTGGACCGACTGGCCCGACGGGTGCCACGGGTCCTATCGGAGCCACGGGAATACAGGGACTTACAGGCCCAACGGGTCCAACGGGAGTTACAGGCCCAACGGGACCTATTGGCGCTACAGGAGTCACGGGAGTTACTGGACCTACGGGACCAGTTGGAGCAACTGGAACGACAGGAATTACAGGTTCGACTGGTCCTGCGGGATCGACTGGCCCGCAAGGGGCAACAGGCGATACAGGAGCAACAGGTCCATTAGGGCCAGCACAGGATTCTCCATTTGTTATTTACTTAGATGGCGGAAATGTAACACCAAACACGGACATCATTTACAATGCACAAACTTCTTCAACAACCAGTTGGACCTACACAATTGATGCTGGTGCATCAGTTACAACATTCTAACCAATAAGGAAAGTAGCAAAATATGACATCAAGACTACAGAATCGCCGCGATACAGCAGCCAACTGGACATCAAATAATCCGACCCTTGCCGCTGGTGAAATTGGATTAGAAACCGATACATCCAAGTTTAAGATGGGTGATGGTGCAACTGCTTGGACAGCGCTGGCTTATGCCTATGCTGCGGGTGCTACTGGACCTACAGGTCCCGTCGGAGCCACAGGTCCAACAGGCTCAACTGGTCAGACTGGTCCAACAGGCTTAGTCGGAGTGACTGGTAACACAGGCCCAACAGGAGCCACAGGTCCAACAGGTGCAGACAGCACTGTTCCTGGCGCTACGGGCGCTACAGGCCCTACTGGACCTACTGGAGCAGACGGTCAATCGTCAACCTATTATGACTATATAGCCAAGACTGGCACCACAAGCGGTTCCCCTGGAGATACATTTCTAATCTGGAACAACGCTACTCAGACCTCTGCTACGCAAATTAACATTGACCACATTAACGCTGATGGCGTAGACGTAGATATCTTTTTAGATCTACTTGCCGTCGGTGATATTGTCATTGTTCAGGACAAAGGTAGCTCTGCTAACTACCAAAAGTGGGAAGTCTCTTCTGCCATTACAGTTGTTCCCAATGATTATGTTCAAGTCCCAGTAACTCTATTAACATCTGCTGGAACTGGAACAACAGGATTTGCCAACAATGCAGCAATTATTGTGGCTATTGTTAGCGCAGGCGTTATCGGACCTACTGGTCCAATCGGTGCAACTGGTCCTACAGGCTCAACTGGGCCAACAGGTCCAACAGGATCTACTGGTTCTACAGGACCATTTGGAGATCCAACCCTTGTTATCAATGCTCAGGCTGGTTCATACACACTAGTACTAGGTGATGCAAGTAAGTTAATTGAGATGTCAGGTGGTGGAACATTGACTGTTCCTACCAACGCATCAGTAGCCTTTGCTACAGGAACCCAACTAAGCATCCTTCAAACAGGTGCTTCACAGGTAACCGTGGGCGGCGCAGGAGTAACTATCAATGGAACTCCAGGACTTAAGTTGCGTGCTCAGTGGTCTTCTGCGACACTCATCAAGCGAGCAACTGACACTTGGGCCTTGGTTGGAGATCTTGCAGTATAAGATTCTCCTATGAGATTCCACGTTATGAGTCTGCCTCACACGCAGACAACCAAAGATTATGTCAACTGCGCCTATACAGAAAAGGTCCGCCGATTCTGTATGATGATGAAAGGCTTAGGCCATACGGTCTACCTCTATGCTGGTGAAGATAACGAAGCACCAGTAGATGAACTAATTACTTGCATTACTAAAGAACAGCAAGCAGAAGCTTTAGCAGGTAAGCACTTCACCGAAGCTGAGTTCAATAATGAACTACCTCACTGGCAGATCTTTAATGGCAATGCCATCAAGGAGTTAGGCAAGCGCCTACAGCAGAAAGATTTTATTTGTGTTATCGGTGGTGCTTCACAAAAGCCTATCGCAGATGCTTACCCAAACCACATAACAGTAGAGTTTGGTGTTGGCTACGGTGGAATCTTTAGCAAGTACAAAGTCTTTGAGTCATACGCTTGGATGCACAGCATCTATGCGATGTTTAAGAACCCAACGACAGTAGATGGCAACTTCTATGATGCGGTAATTCCTGGTTATTTAGAACCAGAGATGTTCCCATTGCAGGAAAAGAAAGAAGATTACTACCTCTACGTTGGACGTATGGTAGATCGAAAAGGTTTAGTTGTAGCCCAGCACGTATGCAAGGAACTAGGACTCAAGTTGATTATGGCAGGTCCTGGTAAAGACCCTAAGATCGAATACGGTGAATGGGTAGGACCAGTAGGAGCAGAAGAACGAGCAAAGTTAATGGGTGGTGCTATTGCCCTGTTTGCTCCAACACTCTACATAGAGCCTTTCGGTAACGTTGTTATCGAAGCACAAGCCTGTGGTACTCCAACGATTACTACAGACTGGGGTGCATTTACAGAGACTAATCCACAAGGTGTTACTGGATACCGTTGCAGAAATGCAATGGAGTTTGCAGTAGCTACAGAGTGGGTGAAGGATCTAGACCCAGTAGCAATACACAAGCGAGCAGTATCTCTCTATTCGTTAGATGCTATCGCACCACAATACGAGCAATACTTTGCACGACTGCTAACTCTATGGGGAGATGGCTGGTATGAGAGGAAATAATGCCAACACTGGACGAACTGGTTGATGAAGTAAAGGCTAACCTACAAGGTTATTCACTACGTCAGGACCGTATTACATATGTTGCCAACGCTGCTGGTTTAACAACTACCAGTAATGAAATCACTGTTGGCTCATCTTCTAACCTAGCCAAAGGTCTTATCGAAATCGATGATGAACTTATCTGGATTGATTCCTTTGATAAGGCTAACAACAACCTTAACGTAGTGCC